CGTCAGGTGTTCAAGATTTAAAGATTATCGAAAATTTTGAGATTCAAGAGAGTGAAGAGTTTGATATTAATGAAGATGAGAATACACTTTCCATACTAAACCGTTATATTGAGGAATCTGAGTTTGATTTAGACAAAAATATTATTAAAAATATATTTCAAGATCTTTATAGAGAAGCCTGTGAGGTAGAGTAATGTGGTTGCTTACACTAAGAGATAGAAGGAGTGAGGGTGCTTATGCTGTTCACGATGAGAATGGCGATAAGGTTTTGTTTATGTTTGAAAGTCAGGACGATGCAGAAAGATATGCTATGATGGTTGAGGAAGATGATATTAAACCAAAGTCAATGGATGTAATAGAAATTGACGGAGAGCTTGCCATAAGGACTTGTAAGCTGTATAATTACAAATATGCTGTAATTACACCAGATGATTTTGTGATGCCACCTAAGAATGATAATATTTGAAGAGATTAAATGGAAAAATTTTCTGTCAACAGGGAATCACTGGACAGAAATAGATTTTCAAAAACACCAAACAAACATGGTGATAGGAAAAAATGGTGCTGGAAAGTCAACCATGTTGGATGCCCTTACCTTTGTTTTGTTTAATAAACCTTTTCGTAAAATTAATAAAGGTCAATTAGTCAATACAAGCAATGAGAGAGATTGTTTAGTTGAGATAAAATTTAGTGTCAATAATCGAGACTATCTTGTAAGACGTGGAATTAAACCAAACATATTTGATATTGAAGTCAATGGCAATGCTCTCCATCGAGAAGCAGATGACAGATCAAATCAAAAAATACTAGAAGAAAATATACTGAAGGTTAATTATAAATCTTTTACTCAAATTGTGATCTTGGGTAGTAGTAATTTTGTACCATTTATGCAGTTAAGTGGATCAAATCGTAGAGATGTAATTGAAGATCTTCTTGATATTCGAATATTTTCTGCGATGAATAATCTTATCAAAGATAAAATACGCATTCAGAAAGAAGGTATAAGGTCATTAGATTTAAAGAAAGATAATATTAAAGATAAAATGGATATGCAAAAGAATTTTATGAAGGAGTTAGAAGAGCAGGGAAAGAATAGTATTGATACTAAGAAAAAAAAGATAGATTCTTTATCTCTTGAATCAGAGGGTTGTTCAATAGCAAATCTGACCATAGAAGGAACTGTTGATGATTTGATTAAACAACAAGAAAAATTAATTGGAGCAGGTGAAAAGTTATTAAAGCTTAACAATTTGAAAGGTAAATTATCCAATAAAGTATCAACCCTTACCAAGGAACACAAGTTTTTCAGTGATAATGTATCATGTCCTACATGCACCCAACCTATAGAGGAAGAGTTTCGGTTAAATAAAATTAATGACGTTCAAACTAAAGCCAAGGAACTCAAAAAAGGTTATCAAGACCTTGAAGATACCATCAAAAAAGAGCAAGACCGAGAGCGTCAATTCAATCAACTATCAAAGGAGATTACTAAACTCAATAATGGCATTTCTAAAAACAACACTAAAATCTCTGGTTTTCAACGACAGATCAGAGATTTGGAATCTGAAATTCAAACTACTACCGAACAATCTAAGAATAGAAATACTGAACATGAGAAACTAAAAGAGTTTAAAAAGAATCTCCAAACAACTATTGAAGAATTATCTGAGAAGAGACAAGATATCAATCATTATGATTTTGCGTATTCTCTTCTAAAAGATGATGGAGTCAAGACAAAAATAATTAAAAAATATTTACCGTTTATCAATCAACAGGTAAATCGATATCTACATCTGATGGATTTTTACATTAATTTTACTTTGAATGAAGAGTTCAGTGAAACTGTTAGGTCACCTATCCATGAAGACTTCTCATACTCTTCTTTCAGTGAAGGAGAAAAGATGCGTATTGATTTAGCACTACTCTTTACTTGGAGAGAAGTTGCAAGAGTTAAAAATTCTGTAAATACAAATTTATTAATTATGGATGAGATATTTGACAGTTCACTTGATGGATTTGGCACAGATGAGTTTCTTAAAATTATCCGATATGTGATTAAAGGTGCAAATGTTTTTGTTATATCACATAAGACTGATTTAAATGACAAATTCGAAAACGTATTAACCTTTGATAAAGTCAAAGGATTTTCAACAATGGTTTCAAAGGAGATTGTAGGAGAATGATGAAGATTTTAATTACTGGACATAAAGGTTTTATTGGCAGTTATGTTTTTGATTTTCTTCAAGACAAATTTAAAAGTAGTTTAATTGAAGGGGTTGATTTTCCTGATGATATTCAAGATTTTAATTTTCCTGATGATGATCCCTATGATGTTGTGATACACTTAGCTGCTTTTGCTGCTCTTCGAGATAGTATAGAAAATCCAAATAAGTTTTGGGAAAATAATGTAGAAAAATCTAAACCTCTCTTTGATTATTGTAGAGAGAATAATATTAGATTATTATACGCAAGTTCAGCAGGAGCACATGTATGGTGGATGAATCCATATTCAATGACGAAGAAAGTGAATGAAGTTCAAGCACCTCCAAATAGCGTGGGTATGAGATTCTTTAATGTATGGGCAGAAGAGAATAGTCGAGAAGATATGCTTTATCGTATGTTAGTTGACAACACTGCAAAATATTTGACGAGACATAAAAGAGATTGGATACATGTTCATGATGTTGCTGAAGCAATATGTCGTTTAATCCCAAGCACTTTTACAGGTCCTATCGATATTGGAACAGGACAAGAGACTTCTGTTCTTGATTTGGCAGATGCCTTAGGAAGAAGTTCTTTACCAATTAAAGATGTCTTAAATGAACCTGATAGTTTATGTGCAGATACCACTCAGTTGCGTAGTTTAGGATGGTCTCCTACAATAAATATATTGGAGCGTATAAGAGAAAATGCAATTACCTAACTGGCAGCATCATTCCAAGAAGGAAAAGAAACGTCATCTCAAACCACAAGCACTACGACAGGCACGTGCCAGGCGTAGACAGTTAATAAAGTGTCTACTAAACCCTCCCAAGCGGAGGGTTTCTTATTATAATGTGTATATCAGATAAAAATCCAATGACAATCCAATACGAAATCAAATCACAACTTGCTAAATTACTTGCCACAGAAGACCTTGTTGTAGAACACAAGAAAGTTGAGACTGCATCATTCAATGTTGTAAGTCGAGTACTGACTTTACCTATGTGGGAAAATACAACAGAACAAGTTGTTGATATGTTGGTGAGTCATGAAGTAGGACACGCACTCTATACTCCTAGTGACGAATGGTATAAAGAATATAAAATCAATCCAAATGTTGTCAATGTAGTAGAAGATGCTCGTATCGAGAAGTTAATGAAGCGTCGTTATGATGGCATCACAAAAACTTTTTACAAAGGATATACAGAATTACACAGTCAGGATTTCTTTCAAGTCAAGAAAAAAGATATCACAAAACTAAGTCTTGCTGACCGCATCAATTTATTCTTTAAGATTGGATCACATTACAGAATTTCATTCACAGATTATGAGCAAACACTTGTAGATCGTGTTGGTTCTTGTGAAACATTCCAAGATGTATTGGAAGTATCTAAGTTAATCTATCAATATTGCTTAGATGAAATTGAGAAGAAAAAGCAAGAACTAGAGACAGAGCAAGATTCTGAATTTGAAATGGAAGGAAATCAAGATGGTCAAGGTAGTGGATCTGGATTTGATGAAGGTGAAGATGGTGAAGGTTCATCTGAAGATGCAGAATCATTATTCGAAGAAGAATCTGGTGATGATGACAGTGGAGAATCTCAAGAAGCAAAATCTCTTGGTGGTGGAATGGGTATTGGCAAAACTGATAGTATGGTTGAAACTGCTGAAAGTCTTGAGCAATCTATCAAAAATCTTGCCAACATGAATGGTTTAGAAAACCATTATCTAGAATTACCTGATGTTGATACCGATCAAATCATTATTGACAATGAAGTTATTCATGGATTATGTGATGCTCATTTCGCAGATATTCGTAAGGACTTTGAGGAAAAAAGTAAGATAGCAGCAGGTTTAGAAAGAGATTGGTCATTGTATAGTTTAGAAGAAGGAATTAAGGCAATGGCAGAAGCAGACACAGAGTTTTCTAAGTTCAAGAGAGAAGCACAGAAAGAAGTTAATTATCTTGTTAAAGAATTTGAGATGAAGAAGTCTGCAGGTGCTTATGCTCGTGCTACTACAAGTCGTACTGGTATTCTTGATACAAGTAAATTACATACTTACAAATACAACGAAGATCTATTCAAAAAAGTTTCTATCGTTCCAGATGGTAAAAATCATGGATTGATATTTATTCTTGATTGGTCTGGTTCAATGGCTCGTGAGATGTTAGATACTATCAAGCAACTTTACAATCTAATCTGGTTTTGTAACAAAGTCCAAATACCTTTTGAGGTTTATGCTTTCACTGAAAACTTCCCTAATGTAAATGAGGAAGGTATGACAAAACAATCCTATGAACCAAGAGTTGGATTGTTTAAAGTCAGACCAGGTTTTAGTTTGATGAATATATTTACCAGTAAGGTTCGTGGTAAAAACTTGGAGAAACAACTAATTAATTTCTTCCGTATTGCGACATCATTCCGTAATTACAATTCACATAGACTCGTTCCTCATGGACTTTCATTATCAGGAACTCCACTCAATGAGTCAATCGTAGCATTACACAAAATCATTCCACAGTTCCGTAAAGACAATGGTGTTGAGAAAGTTAATTGTGTAATTCTTACAGATGGTGAAGCATATCAATTGAATTATCATCATGAGGTTAAGAGAGGATGGGAAGATAAACCATACATGGGAGAACGTTCAATAGACAACAGTTGTTTCCTACGTAATCGTAAGACAGGTAAAACATATCGAACAGGTGACAACTGGACTACATTCACACCAGTTCTACTCCAAGACCTTCGTGATACTTATCCTGATGTAAACTTTGTTGGTATTCGCATCATGCCACCAAGAGAACTTTCAACTTTTCTTCGCATCAATTGTGATGATTACAATAGTCCAGAGGTTGATAAGCATAGACTTAATTGGAAAAAAACAAAAGCAGTTACAATCAAAGAATGTGGATATCATGTTTACTTTGGATTATCATCTGCTGCTCTCGCAAATGATTCTGAATTTGAGGTCGATGAAGGTGCAACTAAAGCACAAATCAAAAGAGCATTTACTAAGTCACTTACTGCTAAAAAGATGAACAAGAAAATCTTAAATGAGTTTGTAACTATGATTGCCTAAATACTAAAAAAGTGTCTATAGAGATGAAGACCTATAAAGAGTTCATGCAGGAGAGTAGTCTCTCTCGAATTAAAAGTAAATCTGATAAGGGTGGTATGGCCATCCTATCAGGTTCGAGGGGTGACAAGTCCAAGAAAGAGAATCAGGCAAGAGCAAAGCAATTAGATAAAGATATTCGTGGTAAGGGTTTACCAGGTGCCACAAAGGTTACTGGATCATATATGGAGAAAGATAAGAAAACTGGTGAG